CTGCACTTTTTACCTGCGACATACTGTCCGTGGCGCTCTCTTCCCACTCACTCCAGCCGGACTTCAGGCCTGCCATCCAGTTCCCGCGAAGCTGGTCTTCAGCCGCCCAGGTCTTTTTCTGCTCTGACATGACGTTATTCAGCGCCAGCGGATTATCGCCATACTGTTCCTTCAGGCGCTGTTCCGTGGCTTCCCGTTCTGCCTGCCGGTCAGTCAGCCCCCGGCTTTTCGCATCAATGGCGGCCCGTTTTGCCCGTTGCTGCTGTGCGAATTTATCCGCCTGCTGCGCCAGCGCGTTCAGGCGCTCCTGATACGTAACCTTGTCGCCAAGTGCAGCCAGCTGGCGTTTGTACTCCAGCGTCTCTTTCTCATGGGCCAGCAGGGATTTTTCCTGCTCAGATAACTGCCGTTTCGTGGCGGCCTCTTTCAGGACCACATACTGATTTTCCGCTTTCCATAAATCCCGGCGCTGCTGGCTGATTTTCTCATTCACACCGCTGTGTTTTTCCAGCGTCCTGAGCTCGGTTTCAAGCGCCAGCATGGCTGCATGCGCCCGGTCTTCCTGGCGCTCACCGGCAGACACCTTCACACCGGACGGCTTTTTCTGCGTCGACTCATAATCCTTTTTTGCCGACGCCATCAGCGTGTTGTAATCCGCCTGCAGGATTTTCCCGTCTTTCAGGGCCTTATTCAGCTCTTCCTGCCGGGCGGTATATTTCTCCAGTGGCGTCAGCAGGCGCTCATACGCCTTCTGCGCCTCTCCGGTATACTTCAGCTGTGACGACTCACGCTCAGCCCTGTCCCTTGCCGCCAGTTCACCGGCTTTTTCCATATCCGACTGCAGCGTTGCCGCTGCCAGACCCAGACGGGCATTTTCCCGGTCATCCCATGCGCCCTGAAGGTTGGCCCGGAAAGAGGAGGTTTTACCGCGGCGCTGGCTCCGGCTCTGGTACCACTGCCATTTTTTATCCGCCTCATCAAATGCCTTCTGCGCACTGGCGAGCATATCCGCTGAGGATTCCGGACGACCGATATCCAGAATGGCATCCCACATCGATTTGAATGCCTTCCCTGTTTTATCCGCCCAGGTCTCCAGTGTTCCCATGTTTTCTTTCAGGCGACGGGTCTGCTCATCAAAGCCTTTCGTGGCGATATCGTTCGCCGCCTGTAAGGCCCCGGCCTCGTCTCCGGAACGCTGCAGTTGTGCAACATACGCAATCTGCTCTGCCGTCACGTTACGGAACTGGCGCGCCATCGCCATCAGTCCCGACGTCGGGTCGGTGGTCAGTTTTCCGAAAGCCTCTGCAACCTTGTCCACTTCAACACCGGATGCAGACGCAAAACGCGCGACACTCTGGTTAATGGCATCAAACTGTTCACCACCACGCACACCGGCATTCACCAGGGCTGCCAGTGACTCTCTCGCCTGGTTAAACGTCAGCCCTGCCGCCTGCCCGGCTCTGGAGAGCGTCAGCATACGATCGGCAGTCAGTCCGGCCTGATTGCCGGAAAGGACCAGCGTTTTATTAAATTCTGAAAGCGTGGAATCCCCCTGGTACCAGGCGTACGCCAGCGCACCTGTCGCCACCGCCAGCGAGGTGACCCCGACCATCGGCAGGCTGATCGCACCGGCAAGCCCCCTGAACATGGGGATCATCCCGCCGAAGGAGTCCTTCACCTGACCGCCCTGTTGCAGCAGGATGAGCCAGGGATTCTGACCACCGGCAAGCTGCGTGGCGATATCCGTAAACTGTGCGGGCAGGGTACGCATGGCTGCTTTATACTGCCCGACGGAAATCCCGGCTTTTTGTGCGGCCAGCGCCTGACGGTTCAGACTCTGCTCAACGGCACCGGCGGTTTTTCTGGCGTCGGTATCCAGTCCTGAAAAATGACGCCTTACCCGGCTCATCTGCTCATCGAAACGGGCCGCATCCAGACTCAGGTCAATAACAAGATCACCAACCGGCTGGGACATATCTCACACCTCCCGGAATCCCCGCTGAAGCCATCATTAATGCGGCATCATCCACCATGACATCCGCCACATCCGCAGACGATAAAATATCGCGCCCTCCGTCCCCACCGAACCGGACGCCTCCGGCAAGTCCTGCCGCTTTCTGCATCAGCATTTTGTCCTCATCCGGCCTCTCCACCTGCTCTTCCTCATGCCGGGGGACAAGCAGACTGAAATCAGAGGGATGCATATCCGGATCGCAAAAAAACAGGCTGAGTACAGCGTACGTCAGCCCGGAAAAATGCATATCCAGCTGGGTATCCTGAAAATAATGCGTGCGGTAAAAACGGTGCCAGTCGGCATATTCGGTGGATGTCATCCCGGCAAGCATGGCGCGCCAGTCGGGTCTTCCCATCTCACGCGCCAGTCTGAGGGCAAAGTTCAGCTCGCCGTCGAAGACTTTCCCGCAGAAAAATCATCATCAGTCAGCGTGTTATTTTTCGCCACTTCGGTGCTGTCAGTATTCGCATGAACAGCCCCGCTCATCCCGGACAGACGTAACACCACCTCTTCCGCCCGGGCAATGGCATCAGCCGGCCAGGTCGTCAGCACATCCTGTTCGATCTGCATCACGGCCTCATTCATTGACAGCAGCTGCACTTTCTCCGGATGGTTATGCCACAGGGACATCGCCACCAGAAACGCGCCGGTTCTGACAAGATCTTCCACACTCACCTGCAGGTTGCCGCTGGCTTCAGCCTCTTCTGCCCGCCGTTTCAGCAGGGCAAGATGCTCGATACGCTGCAGCGCAGACAGCTCCGAAAGCGTGACAGACACACCGTTATATTCAAATTGTTCTGTTTTAAGAAACATGCGTGTTCTCCTAAACACCCGTTACGCGGCAGGGACATTAACGGTTACTGTCGCCAGAGCGACAAAATTACCGTTATCACTCATGACCACGACCGACGTTGTTCCTTTCTCAAGTGCGTTTACCGTCACTGTGTTCTCCTTCAACGTGGCTGTGGCCACCGCACGATGCACGGTCGACACCCTTAATGAAGGATCAGACGCATTATCCGGCAACACAGCCACAGTAAGTGTGCCTGCCTTCCCTTTTTCTAGGGTCAGGGGTTCCGGTTTAATGGTCACACCGGAAACCGGCGTAATTTTAGTGAGATTTTCCGCCATCGACGGGCGTCCCACATTGGTAACTTTCACCGTTCTGGTGATCACTTCCTTCGCCGTCACGGCCTTACCGATACTGCTGACCCAGCCACTGAACACATCCACCGTACCATTCGGGAACCGGATTTTATAGGCCCTGACATCCCCGCTTTCAAACCATGCGATAAGCCCTTTCTGGCCTTCCTCACCCGGTTTCCAGGCCAGCGTAAAACTGGTATCACCTGCAGATTTCTGTCCCTGCCCGGTCGAGGTCCAGTCCGCGTCTTCATCATCCAGGTAGTTATCATCGTAGGATTCTGCCGTCATCTCGCCCGGCGTCAGATCCTTCACCTTAGCCAGTCGCTGCCAGTCATCGTCTGACAACGGGTTTGCATAAGCATCACCCTTGCCGTTGTAAACCCACAGAGTGGTACCGGCACCTTTTACCGGCTCCAGGGGATTTGGTGTTGCCATATCGTCCTCACATCTCGTATGTAATGGAATAAGTCAGATCCGCAGAGCTCCATAACGCCATATCGTCATCACGATGATACTCATAGCCCTGCGTAACCATCGTGGTAATCAGTCCTGCCAGTGCCGGGATCGCAGTCATCGCCGGATAAATCCGGCTTTCCATCCACTGATCAAGCTCTGAATCCGGTACCTGTGCCGGTAAAAACACCTCAATATGCAGTGTGGCCCGCCAGGTATCTGCATCCAGCTCTTCACCGGTATACTCTGCATCCGTCAGATAAACCGCGATCGCAGGAAAATCCTCTTCGTCAAAAACAACGGGGCGACCATCAAACAGCGTCGCCCCGTGTTCATGCTGCTCGAGTGCATCCAGCACTGCGGCACGAATGTCAGTGTGTTTCATCGTTTTATTGCAATCCTCAGTTGTTGTTTCAGCGCGTATGCCAGTTCTTTAGGCAGGCGTTCACGCCGGATACGGTCAACATTCTCATCAAATGCCTGTTTCAGTGGGGCCGCCATCGGGATTTTCACCACATCAATGGGGTAACGGTTTTTCCCGGCCACACGCTGCATGACATGCCAGCGACCATTTTTTAATCGCTGAATAAATGCCCGCTGATACCGATGCTGACCGGCTTTAAGTATGCTGTTCGGGCGACGCCCCAGCATCCTGATCCCCAGCTTAATCACAGGGAGATCACCGCGGTTAACGATAATTCTGGCATTCGGATTTCTGACCGTCGCCCGTTTCAGTCTGGACCGTTCCTTTACCAGTTTCCGTCTCACCCTGGTTTCCCGGGCAACCTGTGACGAAGACTGATTAATCGCCGTTGTGGCCACGCGGTTAATCGTCATTGCTGAAGCCGCCGGAATGGCGTTTTTACGAACCCGGCTCAGATTATCAATCGCCTGATCAAGCCCTTTTATCGCCATAATTAACCCTGCGTTTATCGTCGCCGGTTAACTGCGGGTGGTTGCCCACGGTTGAGCCAGAGATAACAGCTTCCCCCGTCATCCGGAGAAACACGATCCACCCAGAACATCTCGCCGTTAATGGTCAGCGTGTCACCACGCCGCACAGCCCGAACCGTATCCGTCCGCACAAATAATGACGGGCTGCTTCCTTCAATACGGACCCCGCCACCGGCAAAACCCAGCGACTCCGGATCGTCAAAAACCCCCTGAACTTCGCTGCCACACTGTGCCCCCGAGGTGAACTGCGCACAGAGTCCCATCACTTCAACAATCGTTCTGTCCACCCCGGCAAGGGCAGCATCAAAGGAATTCTCAAAATCACGCATAAACGGCCATTCCGCTCCTGACCATGTCTTTTGCCACTGAGGGGGGCATCAGAATTACTCTGCCAGCATCAACATGCTCAACAGGCTCACCTGTTTCATCGTCAACACCGCACAGGTAAAAACACTTCAGAAGCCTGATACGTTCCAGAATACCAACGTCATCCTCACCGGTGTGCCTGCAT